GAAAGATACTACTCTGCCATATCTATCATATTCTGGATATGAACCTAAAGGGTTTTCCACACGGATTCGTGGCATGTTTGCTTCTTGGTCTGCTTCAACAACGATAGGTAGGAAACCGTAGGTGCCGTACCAGTCTGCGCCTTGATACATTTGTGTTTGTAGGCGTGAAAATTGTACATAATTGTTGGCTATTAGTGTTTTTGTGTCAGCAAATTTTTTAGCACGGTCAGTAATATTGGTTGTTGTGCAGTTAAATGAAGGTAGTGGTGCCAATACTTCGCTAACGTCGCGTGCTGCAACGTCAACAAAGTTAGCAATCATCGCCTTAGATGCTCCTTCTGGGAACATTTCAGGGAACACATTGACAAGGTTACCTCTGCGTACTTCAAGAATGTCACCCATTCTTGCATCGCGTGAAGCATTGCGGCGTTTTAAAGCCTCAACCTTGTTCGCTATTTGTGTAATGTTTAATGGCACTACTTACCTCTTTTAAATTTTTTGTTTCTAAAGTCTGCAAGGTTTGGTACTTTAGGGTTATTCTTTTCTGCTTTAAGTTTTTTTAATGTTTGTTCAATATTTGCTGTGTTTTTTCTTTTAGGTTCAACAAATTTTAGAAAAGGTGAATCAGGTTTTTCTGTTTTTTTTGTTGATTTTTTACTTAATGCTTGTTTAAGTTTTGTTAAATCTTTAGCATCTTTAGGTCCGATTGTTTTTTTAGAAATTGGTTTAAGATTACGCATAGCAGATTGTACAACTTTAGGACCATATTTTATTACAAGTTTTGCTAATGCTGCTTGAGCAAGTCCTGCTTCATTAACTTTAATTTTACCACGACCATTTGGTTCTGATGCTTTCATATGTTCCTTATCCGTAATATATTTCTTGTTGTTGTTCAGCAAATGCTTCATCTAAATCTACAATGTATCTTGTGTTTAATTGTTTTGTTGAATGCCATTTGGATTGCATATATCTTTGACCTGAAGTGTTTCTTTCAACCCATTCCCTAATAACTATTTCACAGAACCATAGGGCCATTATCATATCAAATGGTTGACCTTTTCTCATGTCTGGTTTCCAAACAATAAGTTGGTTTATTAAGGCTTTAACACCTTCACTGTTTGTAGTGGAAGGTAAATCTATGAGGTTGGAGTTTCTAACGAATTTGTTTTCGCTAACCGTTCCAAACAGAGGAGCCATCGATGCAACCCCAAAATCGACGTCCCATTTGTTGTTACCAGTGAAGTGCTCACGAAATACGATTCCACGAGAAGCAAGAAAATCACGTATCGCTTCGTCTTTCGTAAGGAATAATTGAAACGCATTTTTCTCCACAACAATCACGTTAGGTTGATATTTGATAGCCCAGTCCTCAATCAGGTCCCTAATTTTGGCTGGGGTTGGTTCGGTCATGTTTACAGCATCAAGAATGTATCTTTGTTTTGTTTCAACATTTACAGCGATTATTATTGCTGCTGTGGCACCAGACATTGCTGGGTCAATACCCATCACTATACGAAAGTTACCATCATTAGGATGACCTGGTGCACCTAACCGTATAGGGCCAGTACGGCGCATCCCATTGACACAACTTTGTACACATGCTGGTGGGAAAATAGAATCTTCTTCAACATCTTGCTGCTGGTATACCATAGCCCAAGTTTGTGGTGTGACTTCTGAGCGACGTTGGTAAAGCGCAGGACCATCCCACTTTGGATATAATCCTTCAGAATCAGGTGTGGTGTCCTCGTCACCGTCCCAAGGACGGTCGCTTCGAGGCCAAAGCGTCACCCAGTCGTCACTTTTGTTCGCAATCTCAAGAACTGCTGGCATAGCCAAATATGTGAAAGGTGTTTTACCACCAGACCAATGTTCAGGATTACGTAACTCTCGATACAAATCATTAGACGCTATACGTGTCCCAACGATAAGAAGTTTACCGTTTTTACCTAGACGGGTGATAACTTCTTGCTGTAGCCATTTGATTTGTTTCTCATGCTCATGGGCGTTAGCCCCAGTGATACAGTCATCAAGAATAATTAAATCTGCACGGGCACCATAAATTTGTCCACCCATACCAAGTGCTTGAATAGTTGGGTCTTTCTCACTAGAGTCCCTGGCTTCTGCACCAAGATAAACTGTGTCAGTGCGCCAAGTATCAGCATCCTCTTGCCAGCCACCATCAGGACCATACATGGCCTGCAGTTTCTGCCACCTAGGGTGAGACAATCTTTGCTTGATAGCATACACAAACTCGCGTGCCTTATACAAAGTCTTAGAAACAATAATGATACGAATATTAGGATTAAGAGCAATACGGTAAGTCGAATAGTTGATAGTCACCGTAGTCGATTTAGCATGCTCAGGAGCAATATTAATCAAAACCCTATTAGGGCTAGAAGGTTCATACACCATAGCATTATGCAACCAGGCAGGCTCACCCTTTTCAAGAAGACTAATAAAATTTTCTTGATGAGGAAAAACCTTCATCTCCAAATAGTTCTCAGAAAACTCTTTAAAAGAAATATCAAACTTCTCAGACGACTTTCTGTTAGAACGCACCTCATCCCTAGAGATACGGGCATCATCCAAAAGTTCACGAAACTTCTTATCCGTCTTCGTCCAATACTTCACCGTATCAGACTTAACCCCAGCCACCCTAGAGGCATCAACAACCGTCATACCAGAAGCCAAAGCCTTAAGGAAATCATCCTTACGCTGAGCACTCAAAGCCCTAGTATGGTGGGCATCACCAGGCCTAGCAGACATAAAAAACCACCACTAATATTAATATAATATAAGGAAATCGCAACAAGCGATTTCCATAAAACACTACCCCATTCGCCAAGAGCCCAGCGAATGTAATATAAAAAAAACCCTTACACTATATCTAACCTGTTAGCACAACAAAACCTAACACACAAATATATAACAATTACATAATCCCAGGTCAAACAACCACAAAAAGTTAAAAAACAGATGAACAGCCCCCACGTATCTATCGTTTTTAACACTCTGGGGTCTTGTGTGGTTATTTGTGGGGAATTAGGTTAGTTAGTTAATTAACTAAACGGCTAAAGTAATTGAATGGTCTGCTAGTTACCTGTCATATTTACTAGGCCCCGTGTTTGTTTGTTTCTTGGTAATTAGTGGGGGAATGTCCGATATTGTCGGGGGGTAGATTCTAGCTCTTACGATTTACCCCCTTAGTTTGGTCTGTGAGGGGTGGCGCGTGGTCGCTCGTGGCATGAGGTGTCGCTTTCTATTAGAAAGTGTCCTATTGATTGAATGCCATGTCTCGTGTAGTATTAGATGTATGAGTGAGACTAATTTATGCCATGCGATAGGCCAAAAGGTTTCTTTTGGTTTATCGGGTGAAACTAGTCACCCTCTAAAGAAAGATGAGAATATGAGTAAGACAGAAGAAAGACCCGTAATCGAATTGACTCACGAGAAAGTCGTGCAATTAGTGAGTGAATTAGAGAATGGCTACAAGGTAATAGATGAGACTAATGCCAAAACTAAAGATGAGATTAAGAAACTAAAGGACGCTAGACGCGTGGTTTCAAAGTCTGTCTTTGGTCGAGTTCCAATGGCCTCATTTATGGTCTCTGAGGCTGTTGCTAAAGGGATTACATCTATTAAGAAAGTTAGTGATGATTCGGGCGTATCAATTAGCACAATTAGTAGATATGAATGGATAGGCACTACTCTCTCCAATTTCGGACTAACCAAGACATCTGAGAAACTAGCCACTAAATCACTAAATCTCTTAATCGGGGGTGTCTTGAAAAAACAGGACATGCTTAGTGTTCGAGATGTCGAGTCTTGGAAGCAAATGATTCAAGATAAGACATTTAAATTACCTAGTGCCCCGAACATCAATAGTGTTTGTGAGGCCATAGGTAACGGCTCTTATGACAAACATCTAAACGATATTGAAACAGCCATTTCAACTCGTAGAAAAGTAATGGTGAAAGCGTAAATCACCATTCACAAGATAAGCCCTCACGATATCGTGGGGGCTTATTCTTTTGTGCTCACTTTCTATTAGAAAGTAAAAAATTATTGAGTTGTTCAATTTTCTGAACCTGTTGTTGCTCGTTGCTGTTTTTTAATCCTGTTGCTGTTCGTTGTTGTTTTCTACTTTCTGATAGAAAATAGTCTATTGATTTGGGGGTAGGTTTGTGGTATACTTGTAGTATCAAGTGAAAGGATAATGTGATGAGGAAAAATATTCCCACGCGAAAGATTATTCGCACACGCTCTATTGCGTTTGCGCCTAATCGTAGTAAAGCATTACGCAATGAGGCTCATTCAGTTGTGCCTAAGTGTGGTCGTGCTAAGCAATCCTACGACCCTCAAAGACGCCTACAATTTTGGTTAAAACAGGTGTCTTTATCTGACGAGTTACTTTCTATTAGAAAGTTACAAAACAATGTATAGTGGTAATGAGGGTAACAAGTTAGTTGATATTCAATTGATTTGGACTCGTGTTGATAAGTCCGAACATTGGTATAACAATTATCTAATGAAATGTCAGTGGTGTGAGTGGCGTTACATTGCAGACAATTTTGACACTATTCGTAATGTTATCGAGAAACACCTGAAAGGGGTGCATGAAAGTAATGCAAAGTAATAAACGAAATGTTGCTCGCAAGAGAGCATTTTACAAGTTGAGGGACAAGTATCCTAAACAATACCAAAAGTTTTATTTGGAGGAGTTGGCTGTGCTTGACCTGAAACCTAGAAAGTCAAAAAGAAAACCTGTCAAGGAAACAAATGTTGCCCCTGAACAGGTTGAAAAAATAATTGCTGAGCGCATGATGACAACAGAATATCTTGGTGCGCTTATGCAAGAAGGTGTGGTTTCTAACAGAAAGTTAGATATTGATATCGAACCTGTTGATGTCACACTTGATGAAAATTATTCACCACTCTGGGATAAGAGTGCGTGGATATTCAAAGATGAGAAAGGAGAATAAATGTATTGGGGCGATTGGTTGGCAATAGCATTGCTTTTGTCAGCAGTAAGTGCTTTACTAATTTGGAAAAGATAAGGAGAAAGAATAATGGAAAGCAATACAATAGAAATGAAGATAAGTCATGACGGCTATCGTAATATGGCTGGAATGTTTATCTGCAATGTCCTTGAGAATGTTAAAACTCGCAAGGATTGGACTATACAAGATGCGTCATTCTTACTACTAGGTGCAATGAAAATTGCTCGTGGTCTGCCAGATGACGAATTTGCTCTATTGATTTCTTCAATAGATAAAAGGTATAATGGTTAGTAACACATTTTCTATTAGAAAGGTAGATTATGGAAACCGAAGTGCCAGAACCAGAAGCACAAGAAACTTGTGAAGGTTGTGGTTTAACAGAAAGCGATAGTGGTTGTGATATAATCACTCTTGATGAGGGTTTATATTGCACCGATTGCTTGCGTTGCTGTGATGCTTGCAACGAGTATTACAGACACAAAAGTGATACTCATTGGTTTGACAGCATTTGTGGTGATTGCCAAGGTGACCACTTTGAATGCAGTTCATGTAACAAGGTGTATCACTTTGATGACAGCATAAGTTCAACAGACACACAAGAAACTTTGTGTTCACGCTGTGCTGACATGTATTGGACATATTGTAGTGAATGCAACGAATGGTATGAAGATTACAACCATAATGATGAGTGTGATGACGCTTATCGTGAAGGCATCAACGACTACTCGTTCAAACCTACACCAATATTTCACTACCAGCCTGAGAAACCGAGCAAAACCTTTTTCGGTTTAGAGTTAGAAGTTGAGGCTGTTCATGAAACTATCAGTGCAGGTGTAGATATCGTTCGCAAATATGCTGACGATAATTTGCTGTATCTCAAAAGTGATGGCAGTTTAAGTGACGGCTTCGAGATTGTCACTCATCCTATGACTCACGATTGGGCTATGGAAAAGTTCCCTTGGGAGATGATAGAGAGACTACGCAGAGCAGGTTACAGGTCTTGGGACACTGACACTTGTGGTTTGCATGTGCATGCTTCTCGCACCTCATTTGTTGACAGGTCACACTTGTGGAAGTGGACTTATCTTATCAACAAAAACTCTGACGAGTGTATCAAATTGGCTGGCCGTCATAGTCACTATGCACAATTCTATGGTGTCAAACCGACTAGCGATATTGTGTTACGCAAGTCTATGCCACGAGAAAGATATGTGGCTATCAACTTACACCCTAGACACACCGTTGAGGTGCGCATATTCAAGGGTTCGTTACGCATACCGAGAGTTAAGACAGCACTAGATTTCATGCAGTCGTCTATCGAGTTTGCTAACAAGTTGACAATCAAAGAGGCAAGTAGTGGTCAGACTTGGTCTATGTTCAAAGATTATGTCGGCGAGCATAGTAGCAGGTTTGAGAACTTATACTTGCGTCTCAACGCAGATAAACTAACTGATTCATTGAGTTAGTTTCTATTAGAAAACACAACAGAAAAGGAGAGAGTATGTGTTTACTTATGGTAGCAAAACCAAACGCAATGCCAAAAGATGATGACTTGGTTTGCGCTTGTGTTAATAATCCAGACGGGTTCGGTTATGCCGTTCACACTGGTAAAACAATAATCACAGGTCGTGGTATGAACCATGATGATGTGATAGATAGGTTTCTTACAACTCGTGAGAAATATATCAATGGTTGGGCAATGTTTCATGCACGCTTCACCACACATGGTGAAACTATGAAAGATAATTGTCACCCGTTTCGTGTAGGTGGTAGCCCGAATACTATCCTTGCGCACAACGGTATCCTGAGCAATGTCAGAATACCTAATGGTGACAGGCGTTCAGATACTCGCGTGTTCGCTGAGGATTTACTACCTAAACGGCTCAACATCTTGGATAGTAAAAAGAAGTTCAAGAAGTTAGAGAAGTGGGCTGGTGGTTCTAAAATTGCTGTGTTCAGCACAGACAGGCGATTACAGAAGGCTGTGTATATTGTCAACGAGAAGTTAGGTCACTGGGATAATGATGGTTTGTGGTGGTCTAATAGTTCATACAAGCAATACTACTACACCTACACCAAGCCTAAAACTTGGACATCATCTTACGATATAGCCAACGGCATTGATAACAAATACATTATCGATGGTGAGGACTTGACAGAGTTTGTTGAGGAAGGTATGGCTTGTAGTTATTGTGGCCATTTCTTTGCCGAACCAGACTATTTCCACGGCTATTGTCAGACATGCTGGACTTGTCTAGAATGTCAAGACTTCGAAGAATCTTGTATGTGTTACAGACCAGCATATAAGATTGGTCAAAGACAACGCGAATTAGAATACGATTTCTAATAGAAAGTGGTGAGATATATGAAAGACTATTGTGA